GGATCAATACAGTTCTTCCCAGGCGCTCCTGGCTCTGAGTCTGGCGGTGTTCTTGCTAACCTTACCAATACTGGAATTGGAACAACCTCCAATGCAGGGTTCAGTGTAATCATCCCACCAAAGGGCGGACACGGATATGACATCTACAGGGAGTTAGGTGCATATAGAGCATTACTATATTCTAGATTTGAAACATTAGAAACCAACCCAGATATCATTGAAGGTAATGATTTTGCTAGGGTTGGATTAATAAAAAATCCCACTGTATTTGGTAGTAGTACAGAATTACTAGACACTGCGATGGTCAGTGGACTAAAAGCAGTTAAACTTGCTGGTGTTACTACAGCAACAACTTATGCTGTTGACTCTGAAATTACTCAAACAGTTGGTTTAGGATCAACTGCAATTGGATATGTGGCATCTTGGGACAAAGTAACTGGAGTATTAAAGTACTATCAACCTATGGGTCTTGCATCTAGTGAAACTGGATATAAGATAATTCCATTTACATCAAATCCAGAGGCAGGATACGGATTAACAATCACTGGATCATCTGTTACTGGTTCTTTATTGGAGATTGATACATCATATAACGGTGTCAGTACCTCAATAAATAATAAGACCTACCAATTAGGTATGACTTTTAGTGCTGGTATTTCATCAGCAGAATTTAATACCAAATCGGGTGAAATAATTTACATTGATAACAGGGCTGCGATTCCTAGATCGGCAAGTCAGAAAGAAGACATCAAAATCGTGCTGGAGTTCTAAAAGCAAATGCCACAAAATACCAACTTAAATTCATCTCCATACTTTGATGATTTTAATGAGTTAAAAAACTATCAAAGGGTACTATTCAAACCAGGCTTACCTGTACAGTCTAGAGAACTCACAACACTTCAATCTATTCTACAGAATCAGGTTGAAAAATTTGGTAAGCATTTCTTTAAAGAGGGTTCTGTTGTAATTCCAGGCCAACTTGCATATGATAACGAGTATACTTGTGTACAGATTGATGACACCCATTTGGGTATTCCTGTTTCTATCTACTTAGAAAATTTAAAGAACAAAAAAATTAAAGGCGAGACTAGTGGTGTTACTGCTAAAGTAGAAACATATATTACAAATAGAGAATCAACTAGAGGAGCATATACTCTTTACATCAAGTACAACAGTTCTAGTGATACTGATTTTTCAAGAAAAACATTTGCAGACGGAGAAAACTTATTACTAGAAGAGGATATGAACTATTCTCTATCCAGTATTAGATCTGGTGCTAGTTTTGCAACGACACTTATATCAAATGCAACTGCCACTGGTGCTGCAGCTAAAATTGCTTCTGGTATTTACTTTATTAGAGGATTTTTTGTCAACGTTTCTGACTCAACAGTAATATTAGATCAATATCTAAATACACCTTCTTACAGAATAGGACTTTTAATAACTGAGGAACTTGTAACTGCTTCTGCTATAGACAATGACTTATATGATAATGCAAGAGGATTCTCAAACTTTGCAGCGCCTGGTGCTGACAGATTTAAACTATCTACATCTCTAATTAAGAAATCTCTTACAGATCTAAATGATGAGAACTTCGTAGAATTGATGAGAGTAGAGAATGGAGTTTTACAGAAGTTTGTTAAGTCTGGAACTAAAGTCGATAATTTAATTCGTGATGAACTTGCAAGAAGAACTTTTGATGAATCTGGAAACTATTATATCAATCCATTCCCAATAACCACTAAAGATTGTTTAAACGATAGAATAGGAAACGATGGCGCATATTATTCTAATCAATTAACACAACAAGGAAATATTCCTAACGACGACTTGATGTGTTTGTCTATAGGGCCAGGAAAGGCATATGTAAGAGGTTATGAGATAGAAACTCTTAATACTACAACAGTAGATGTTCCTAAACCTCGCACCACACAGAAGATCTTTAATGAGGCATTACCATTTAGTGTAGGAAGACAAGTTGAACTTAATCATGTAAGTGGTTCACCTCCTATTGGAATTGGAACAGATTCTCATGTAAATCTATTCAATAAAAGAACAGTAACAGTTGGCGAAGGCAACGGAACACAAGTTGGTGTTGCCAGAGTTTACGATTTAAAGTTAAAGAATGTAGGTTATGCTGATTCTTCTACTGTTTTTGAATCATCTCTATATGATATTCAAACATTCACATACTTACAATTAAACACAGCTACTACTGTTCCCCTTCCAGCATATATTGAAGGTCAAAATAGTAATGCTGTAGGATTCGCATATACATCTTCAAACAACTCTAGTCAGATTACTTTATATCAAGTAAACGGACAGTTTCAAGTAGGAGAAGAAATTTTTATTAATGGTGTTACTGCTTCTAGAAGTATTACAGAAGTAGAAGATTATGGAATGGATGATGTCAAACAATTAGTGGGAAATGATCCAACTAATTACAAGTTTAGTGCAGACCCTGTTCTAGGTCTTGGCCATTTGATAGCACCCATCGCAACTCAGTACACAATAAGTGCAAAGTCTGGTGCTGCATCCACTATTACATCTCCAAGTGCAAACTTTGCTAATATTGGAATCAAGACTGGCGATATTATTCAGTATAGTGTTGCAGGGAATTCAGTTCCCACTTACAACAGTGTTACTGCAAAAACTTCAACAAGTATATCTCTTGAAGCAATATCTGATGTAACTAATGTATGTTCTGGTGCTTTACCATCTGCTGATACAACAGTCAACGATTTATTTAAAGTAACTCTAGAAGTTAAGAATAACTCCAAGGCATTTTTATTCAGTGATCTAACAAAAAATAATGTCGCAAGTGTAGATACAAATGGTGCTGATTTAATAATCAAAAAATCATACAGCATTACAGTTGCAAGTAATGCCTTTAGTGGAACATTAGAAACTGACGCTGATTTAACTTTAGAACCATTTGATGAGGAGGATTATAACTTATCATTCAAATCAACTGGTGTTGTTGAAAATTTAACTAATCAAAAACTAACGGTCAGTGGTAGAACAGTTACTCTGTCTGGATTAGACACTGCCTCTGGTGCTGCTGTATTGACAGTAACTTGGAAGAAGGTAAATGTAAAACCAAAATCTAAGATATTTAAGAGGGCAACAACTTATACAGTTACTAATTCCAGTAAAACCCAGTCAGGCACTGGATTAATGAAGTTAAATGATGGATTAACATACAGCACAACTTATGGTAATAGAGTTCAAGATAAAAGAATATCTTTGGGAGTTTGTGACGTTGCCTATGTTCTTGCTGTATTAGAATCATCTACCACATCCGATCCACAGTTTCCAGTTCTTCAACTTACTAATCTCAACTCTAATATTTTAAATGCCTTACAGGGTGAAGCTATAATTGGTAAAACCTCTGGTGCTTCTGCTATTTTTGTTTCTACAAATGGTAGTAATGAGGTGGATTTTGTTTATCAAAATGAGAATACTTTCATAGTTGGTGAAGAAGTTACTTTTGAAGAAACAAATGTACAAGGTATAGTTCAAACTTTCATTCCTGGCGATAGAGATATCAGAAACAACTTTACATTTGATCCAGGCCAAAGATTAGATTATGTTGATTTCTCTGCTATTGAAAGAAAACAAGGCACAGAAGCTCCTACTAGAAGATTGACTGTGGTTTATAATAACTTTGTTATTGATTCTTCAGATCCAGGCGATTTTGTAACCGTAAACTCTTATGATTCTTCTGTATACTCAGATTCTTTGCCTGTTATTGGAGGAAGATATGCCTCAGATGTTATTGACCTAAGACCAAGAGTTGTTGGATCAGTTGCTGGTAGAGCTCCTTGGGAGTTTAGTGCAAGACAATTTACAGCTGGATCTTCATCTTCATCTCATATTGTTGCTAAAGATAAATCATTCAATCTTACATATGAGTACTATCTTGGAAGAATTGATAAGTTATTCTTAAGTAAAGAAGGTATCTTTACATTATCTCAGGGTGTGCCATCTGATTTACCAAAATTACCAAACACTATTGATAATGCGTTAGAAGTTGCCACAATTCAACTTCCTCCATATGTCTACGATACTAAAGAAATTAATTTAACTCTTGCTAAGTATAAGAGATATCGAATGAAGGATATCAACGTACTTGAGAATAGGTTGAAAAACGTTGAATATTATAGTTCACTATCTCTCCTTGAGGTAGAAACAGGCTCCATGTCACTTAAAGATCCACAGACTAATCTTGATAGATTTAAGTCTGGTTTCTTTGTAGATAATTTTAAATCTGTCTCTGGTGGTGATGTAACTAATAGACAGTATAAGGCATCAATAGATGCAGTAGACGGTAGATTAAGACCACAACATTACACAACATCTATTGACTTGTTACTTGGAACAGAAGCCATAGTTGGTGCTGCAACTTCTTCAAATCCATCAGCTGATTTTAGATATGCAGAGGATCTTGGTGATACAAACGTTAAGAGAATTGGTGACGTTGTATGTTTAAATTATGATGATACGGTTTACTTAGAAAACAAGTTTGCAACTCGTATCGTAAACGTAAACCCATTTGCTGTTGTAAACTGGATTGGTCAAGTTGAACTGAACCCTGCCACTGATACATGGATTGAGACTAGAAGAACTGCTGCTACCTACGATATAGAAGGTAGTTTCAATTCCACTATGGGAATTACTGGCGCTGATAGTAATACAGGTCTTTCACCTGTTGATTGGGGATCATGGGAAACTACTTGGACAGGATCTAGTTCAACTCTAGGGCCATCACTCTATAGTGATACTAAGACTACTCTTACAGGTACTAGTACAAAACGAGGTAAGTTCGTTAAAATGCGTGGTATTCCAATCACTACAACCAAGAACTTCCAAGATGCTAAGACTGAATTCAAAGAAGAGACAACTACAACCACTACAAATCAAACAAGAGAAGGTATTCAATTCCGTGTTGGTGAAAGATTTGATACAACAAGTCTTGGCGATAAAGTTGTAAATACCGAAGTCATCGCTACAATGCGATCAAGAAACATTGAGTTTGTATGTAGAAGACTTAAGCCTAATACAAGATTATATCCATTCTTCGATAACATAGACATGCAGAAGTATGTTGTACCAAAACTTGTCGAAATTACAATGGTTAGTGGCACATTCGGTGCTGGTGAAATTGTTGAGGGAAGTCGTCCTAACTCAAATAATGATGCAATTAGATTCAGACTTGCAAATCAGAATCACAAATATGGGCCATATAATAATCCATCACAAACTTATAAACAAAACCCATATGATCCAGCATCTAGTATTTCATCCACATACTCATCAACCACTACAATATTAAACGTTGATACTGCTGCACTAGAACTTCAGGCTGCTTCTGGTTTCTATGGATATATTACTACTGGTATGAAATTAATTGGTCAATCTAGTGGTGCTATTGCAATAGTTTCTAATATTAGATTAATTACAGATAAGGCGGGATCATTACTTGGATCATTATTCCTACCCGATCCTACAGTTCCCTCTGCACCTACATTCAGCACAGGTACTAAAACATTTACATTATCGACAAGTCAGATAAACTCCACCATATCTGGATTTACAGATAGTTCTGGAGAGGCAACCTTTACATCATCTGGTACATTACAAACTGTAGAAGCATCTACCTTGAGAATGAGAAATGCAGATGTTCAAAGAATACCTCAGTCTGAGGACAGAACTCTCTCAGACACAAGCACAAGATTGACTGTGGGTACAACATTTACAAATAGATCTACAACTCAGACTAGATGGGTTGACCCTCTTGCACAATCATTTGAGGTTCCTGATATTAAT